TATTTTCAGCATATAAAGTTCCACAAGTTTCTTTATTTGAATCATTTAAGTAATAATATTTCCACTGTCTCATAATTTGTTTATAAGGGATTGAATTTCAATACATTTGTCATAGTCTTCAACTTCAACATAATGTTGTATAATACGTTCTAAAACGGTTTTATATTTAGATTTGTCTAATTCTACTATCAATGACAGGTTTAATATATTAAATAATTCAACCTTCTCCAAATTTTCTTTAATTGCTTTGGTAATAGATGTTAAACTATCTTCTAGAATAAATTCTACAAATTCTTCTTTTGAAGCTAAGCTAACAAGATCTTCTTTACTACCATAAACAAGCTCAATGTTAGTTACCTCCCTTTTTTTGGTTTTTGATTCTTTTTCCATAGTAGGGGGTTTTTGATTCATTAATAAATATTAGATAGTCTCGTACTCTATATTAATTTGACCTAACCCCCAGTCTTTGCTATTAGTAGTTTTAGAGAATGATTCTACATATTTCCAGACATCATTATAGGCTTTAGTATCTCCTTTAAATGTACCTTTATTTTCTAAATCAGAAACCCTACTACCATCTTCTTTGGTATAATATGCCCCATGCTCCATATGGAATAAAGGAGGATTATACAAAGCTTCTAACCCAAAACCATTTAATACTGCTTTTTTCTGGATGTTGGTATCTACAAAGCAAGCAAATAACATTTCTTCTTCAAATCCTCGTATTTTTTCCCAAACATTTTTATGGGCTAATTGAAAATCACCACAACAATTAATTAAACTAAATTCATCATTAGGTGATACTCTAGCGGGAAAATGACGTTCGGGGATGGTTTTATAAAGTTCATCTCTAAGATCTTCCCAGTTTTTATGCCCATGTTTGTAAACAATTTCCTTTGGGGCCTCACGTCTTGAAATGGTATAAAAAGTATTTGGGTCTAAATTATTAATTAATTTTTCTAGATCTTCACGTCTAGGGGGAATGATATCTAAGTTAGTAGAAACAATCCAATCACAATCACTTCTTCTAATACCAATATTTCTACTTAATCCTTCATTACATTGCTGGGCATTAGGGGTTTGGATAATTTGATCTACAATTGTAGGAGAAATAATAAAATGTCTAATCTTCCCAGTTTTAGGGAGGTGGTGTTCTATTTCCCATAAATAAGATCCTTTAGGTGAATTCCAATCAATATAATTTACTTCATCAAAAGTATCTAACATTGATTTAAAGTGAATTAACCCACGTTCAAAATCTTTATAACCATCATTCCGATTGACTACCGCTACTCCTATTTTCATAATATTCAATTGTTTGTTTTAATCCTTCTTTTAATGGAGTAAAATTATAGTCTTGTAAGTGAGTATTAATTAATTTTTTATTAGGAGAACCTACAAAAGCATTAGTATCCCATTCAATTAAATTATAATCATAACCTACTATATTACAAATAGTTTGAGCATATTCCTTAATAGAATGTTCTTTACCTGATGATAAGTTTACAATTTCTTTGTCCCAAGTCATTGCTTTAATAATAATATTAACAGCATCCTTAATAAAAATTAATTCTCGAGTTTGATCACCAGTTCCCCAAAGTACTACTTTATCTCCCCCATTTTTAGCATTTACAATTTTTCTAATTAAATCAAATATGAAATGCTTATCATGTAAATCATACTCAGGACCATAAAATACTGATGGGATTAAGTAACTATAATCTTGATTATATTCTTGTTTAAGAGCTCTAAGACCAATTAATAAATTACGTTTAATAGTCCCATACACTTCGTAACCAGGTTCAGGTTCACCTTTTAAGTAATTGTCTTCACTTTTAATTACACTTTTATCATACCCACAAGAAGAACCAAAAGTAATCATTTTTGCTTTCGGGTATTGTTTATTCCAAACATTCAACATTTGAGAATTAATATTAGTATTAATTAAATATTGTTCTCCTGGGTGGGATTGGCAATATCCTCCAGCAGCTGTTTTTACTGCTAAATGAATTATATAATCAACATCTCTAAAAGCACTAATAAGTGAAAAATCAGAAGATCCAAGAGCATAAACTTCATGCCCTTGTTCTTCTAAAGCAGGTACTAAATGTCTACCTACAAAACCTGTTGCTCCTGTAACTACAATATTCATTAAGGTGTATGTGTTCCAATTCCAGTATCTCTATCACAAATTACACCACATAAATGGGCTTCATCTCTATAAAGTATAGCCATACCATTATTTCCTTTTTGTACTTTTACCTGGAATTCTGGGTTATCTGTTAAAAATTCATCTACAGCTCTTGATTGATCTGGGTAGTGTTTCCAAGGATCCATATCATGAATCATAATAATACCTCTATCACTTAAAAATTTAGTATAATTTTCTAATTCAAACTTAGTATCAGGATAATTATGAGAGGTATCAGTAAAGAAAATATCTACTTGACCATTATGTATTGATACTTTTTCTAGGATTTCTTGATTATCAGTTCTCCCATGATGGAATACCCATTTATCTACAGTATTTCTAATTTCAATTAACCCAGCATCACTAACATCATTAATATCAATATCAACTAAATGAATATCTTGTTCAATAGCAGCTAAAGCAAATGCTGAATCTGAACTTCCACCTCTAATACCCGCGTGTACAATTACTCTAGGTTGAAGTGAAGTTGCTAGTTCATAAATTAAAGGTAAGTGACCTGCAATGTCACAACGGCGTTTTGTACAATTTTTATCATAAATTGTTCTTACTTTGTTAATTTGTTCTTCCATTTTTTATAAATTTGTGTAATCTTTGTTTCTGTTTTTAATAATTAATTGATACCCTTCAATTAGTTCTTGTATACCTTTTTCTAATCCAAATTCCGGTTTCCACCCTTTGGATTCTAGTTTAGCATTTGAAACCATATAATTTCTTTGATCAAAATCCTGTTTAAAATTATTTTCTACAACTACTAATGAAGGAATGTATTTCTGGATTGTATTAGCTAATTCTAATTTAGTACAATTTGCTTCAGTTAAACCAACATTAAATGCATTATTATTACATTCATCATAATTTTCAATCATAAATAAGAATGTATTAGCAATATCTCTCACATGAATGTAATTACGCATAAAATGAGATTCAAATAATACTAAAGTACCATCAGTCATTGCTTTATATACAAAGTCATTCACAAGTAAATCTAATCTCATTCTATAAGACATGCCAAATACTGTAGCTAACCTCATAGCAATACCATTACCTGAGTTGAGTACTGCATCTTCAGCAGCACATTTAGTTTCAGCATATAACGAAAGTGGATTAAATGGAGAATCTTCAGTAATAATTTCGGTTGAAGAGCCATACTGTGAATTAGTATTTGGAATAAGAATCTTTTGATCCTTACTAGACCAATCTACAACATTTTGTACTTGTTTATAATTAACATCAATAGTTGCTTCAGGGTTCGCCTTACAAGCAGGCATACCCACAATAGCAGCTAATGGTATTAAAATATCATGAGATTCTACTAAAGGTTTAAGTGTAGATTTATTACGAACATCCCCCAGGATAAATTTAAAATTATCATGATAAGCAAATGGAGCTACTGATGTTTGTTTATACATTAAATTATCAAGTACTGTAACTTGATATCCTTTACTTAATAGGAGCTCTGTTAAAACAGAACCTAAATATCCAGCTCCTCCTGTGATTAGTACTTTTTTCATAGGTGATTTGCGTTTTTGTCTCGGGATGATAATATAGGGTTTTTAATAGGCCAAGGAATATTAATCTTTGGATCATCCCATCTTACTGTAAATTGGGCTCCTGCTCCTTTATATAATGTAGATTGTTTATAAGAGAAAATCCCAAACTCACTCATTACTAAATGACCATTAGCAAACCCAGGAGGAACTAAAATTTGATTTCTATTTTTATCATTAATAGGAAACATATCGTACTCAAGATAAGTTTTACTATCTTTTCTCATATCAACTACTACTTGAAGCATAGAACCATACAAACACTGAACTAGCTTCCAGGTTTCATTATCACCATGTAATCCTCTAAGGGTATGTTTTACTGAGGTGCTGATATCATCTTGTTTAAATTCAATATTTCCTTTGTTAAATACCTTAAAATTTTCAATATTCCAGGTTTCAACATATTCACCTCTATAATCATAAAAGATATCAGGTTGAATAATAGCTACTTCGGGGAGTTTTTTACTAAATTCGTATTTCATAATTCGTATACATTTATTTTTGCTGTTCCTTTTTTCTGTACTACTTGACTTGAACATTTATTAGCATATTGAATAGCTTTACTAATATCTAAATTTGACTGGTAGCTAAATGCTAATCCTGCTAAAAAAGTATCTCCTGCTCCACTTGTATCTCTAACATCGACTTGTTTTACAGGATAAATTTTATCTTTATATCTTGCTCCCTTAGAACCTAAGGTTACAATTAAAGTATTATTTAAATGGGAAGAAATTGTTGATTTTGTTTTATTATATTCTACATCATTAATTTTAATAAATGTAAAATTATCTGCAAATCCATTTAATTGTTTTTTAGTATCTAAAAATGTAAGGGGATGTTGTTGAGAGATATATTTAATATCTTCTTCTAATAAAAATCCTTTACAATAATCACTTACAATGACTGCTGAGTAATCTAGCCAATTAATATTTTCTAGGGTTGATAAAGAAATTCTTTCAATATTAGATTCACCTTCATCAATTCTAATAAACATATGATTTGTTCTATCATCTACATAACGAACTTTTTTAATTAATTCTTCGTTAGTAATAAAGTCAACATCAACTCCTAATTCTTTTAAGTTATCTACCACATTACCGGCCATCCCTAAAGATTTTACTTCTTTTAAGGGATTTAAAACTGGTACTGGAGCATCCGGACAAAATCGTGTTGATTTACAGTAAACATAAACATCAAAACAACTATCTCCTATAACTAAGAATTTGCTCATAAAATATTAATTTTTCCTCTTAAAATATCCCAAAACATCATCCAGTCAGAAATTTTTGCTTTAACTGGATCTTTAAATGCTGCAGGTTCGTTTTTTTCAAATAAATAATGTCCTGTCCAAGCAAATGGATAAATAATAAAGGGTATTACAGGTATCAAATACCACCACCAATTATAAAATATTAAAAAAGTACTAATTAAAGTAATCCATTGCCCCAAAAAATGTAATCTAATACAATTTTTATTTTGATGTAATGTTAAGTACATCTTATAATACTCTTTTATTCCCATGATATTTCCCAATCTTTAAATTCTGCAGCTAAACAATCAATTTTGTAATCCTTTCTACCACCTACAATTTCTTGGATTTTATTTTTAGCCGTATTACGAATACCATTTAAACCATGCGTTAATTCCAGGTTATTACCGTCTTTAATGCCCTTACGATAATTAGATTCGTTATGCCATATATGAAGATTCATTTGCGATAATACAACTATAGCACGGATAGTTTCAGCTGTGATTTTACCATCTTGTTCATCTAATAACATTTGAATATCATGAACAATGTCTGCAATTTCTTGAGCATATTCATCTTTATGCTCGGAAATAAATACTTCTTTAAGTTGAACAATTGATAATCGATCAACTAATTCACTTAATGTAGGGAGATATTTTCTCATTTATAAATTATTTAATTTGATTAATTCATCTAGGAAATTTTCTACTCGATCAAAGAAAAATCCTTTTTCTTGTACTAATCTATAATTTTCTTCAATAGCATCCAACCTACTATAATAATCTTCTTCAGTTAGATTATTTAAAATTTCAATCAGTTCATCTTCATTCTGAAATGTTATAATTCCATCTTTATTATAAAAATCTTCTATATTTGGACAGCCCCAATAGATAGGTAAAGTTTTAGTAGCAAAGCAATCTAGAATTTTATCTGTGTGATAGTTTAAATAATAAGAATTTTCTACAGCAACATGAAACATAGAATGTCTATCCCATAATTGTTTTTTACCTTCACCTTCAATAGGATTACCGTGTTTAGCCATTTTTTCTTCAAAGTACCCAGGACGTTGACCTCTTTCTTTATCAAAATCATCTAGTATTTCTAACCAAATGTTTGGGATTTTTACTTCATTTCCTTTACTTAATATTCTTCTTCTAAGTTTATGACCATAGATTTTAGATAAAACCCCACTTAAGAAACTTACTTCAAATACTCTATCGGGGTTAGTTTCAAATGTTTTTATATAAGGTTTATCTAAATTAGTTTCACCATGAACAAACAACATTGAATTGTTAGTATTTTGATGTACTTTATCGCTCCAAGTTAAAATTAAACTAAATGATTGTTGGTTATGGATTGCATAATCATGTAAACCAAAAAACTCATTAGGTTCATTTAAAATTAAAATATTAATGGGATTTTCAAATAGTTGAGTTCCTAAAGGAGCAAAATCATTAAAAATAGTAATAGGAGTATTTTTATATTTACCCTCTAAATCTATATGGAAATTGTACCTTTCTATAGGAAGACAATTACTATAAATTTTCATACAACTTATTTTGTTTTTCTTGTCGTTTAATATCTTTATGATGTTCTAAAGCAAATTCTTCTTCAAATGGTAAAATGCTATGAGTTTCATAACCCTCTAATATTTCATGTACTTTATTTTTCCATTTAATAACTCCATTATTTCTATAAATCCTCCACTGAGGATCAGGCCAATTTACTCTACCTCTACTATCAACAACCCATCTCCATTTTTTAATATGTTCAGGAGTAATTCCTTCTACAGTATTAATTCGAGGTACTCTTAAAACATCAACACTGTTGTTTTTTAGGATTGCAGGTAAATATTGCATTAAAGTTAAACTAGGGACTTCATCAGCATCAATTTGGAAAATATAATCTCCAACACAGTTTTTGGTAAGGTAATTTTTTAATGCTGAAAAGTCTCCTTTAAATGGGAAAGGATACCAACTAAATTTAGTATCATTTACTGAGTTAGCTCTAAGATATTCTTCAATTGAAGGGCTCCCATTTATAGTATCAAATACAATAACAATTTCATCTTGTTCTCTTTTATTTTCTAATAAAAAATCAAGTAAACGTTGTATTTCTAATACTTCATTACAGACTGTAATAGCATAACTTATTTTCATTACTTTACTTTTTCAAAAATTCCTATATAATCTAAGGCTTCGATAAAATCTTTTTCATCAAATTCTTTAAGTGTATCCATATCCATTCTTTGTTCATAGAATTCTCCTGGTTTACCAGGGATTGGATATTTTTCTTTTTCTTCATCTGTTACAGGAACTGATTGGACTGCAGCCCATTTCCAATTTTCAGCACTAGTACCATTAGCAAATACCATACCCTGAGAAGGGATATTGATTGTAGCTGGCATCCAAACTTTTCCTTCTTCATCCTCACCCATTAATTCTTTATATAGGTTGGGAAGAAGTTGGATTTGTTCTTCAAAAAATTGAGAATCTTGTTTCATAAGGGAGTTTGTAACAAACCCACATCCCATACACTGGTAGTTTTTAATATCTTGGTTTATTTCTTGAACATAGCAAGCATCCCCACCACAACGATCACATATATTTAATTTATCCATTTATTGTTTCTTTTTTTGGTAATTTAATTTCCTTTAAATTTGGAATTTTTAATTCTACCTTTTTAGGTAATTCTGGTAGGTTTGAAGATAAAATATTATTTAGTTGTTGTTTCATTACATCAAAACTAAAATTAGTTCTACTAAAATATCCTTGACGTTTACCTTTAACCTTCCAATCTTTATAATTTTCAAAAACATCAGTTAAAAAATGACCTACATGACTATGATCTACATCAAACCATTGAGATTCTTTTAATAAAAAGTCATTAGCAGCTGATGGGTGAACATTTTCTAGTTTACCTCCCATTAAAGCACTAAATTCGGGTTTTAGGAAATCAATATGACCAGACCACCCTGTAGATATTACTGGTTTATTTGTTAAACTAAATTCAAGTAATGGTCTACCAAATCCTTCTCCTTTTGTTAAACTAACCATAGCTTTAACTTTTGGATGGTTATAAATTTCATTCATTTCTTCATTATTGAAATCCCCATGAAGTAAATAAACTGAGGGTAGATTAGCTGAAGGGACAGATGATTTTATTGATTCTATTTTTCTTTGGATCTCTCTCCTATCCATATAAGAAGCACCTCCTTGTGATGTTTTTAAAATAAGGGCAGGTTTTTTAGATTTATTTTTAAATAATTCATAAAATGCTTTAATTAATAAACCAACATTTTTCCTATCTTGACCTAACTCTCCAGGCATCCAATGACCTACAAATAAATAAGCAAATGGTTCTTTAATAGAATTTAAAGATTTATATAATTTATCATTAGTCATTGGAGTATTTAGGGGTTTATAAACATCTAAATCTGCCCCCTCAATAAGTACTTCAACTGGAGTTGTTAGTTTAACTTCTATCTTTTGACCATCTTTATCTGCTTGGTAATTAGTATTTTCAAATACTTTTTTAGAATGTTCTGATGAAGTTAAAATTAAATTCATTTTATTACACCCTTCAATCCAAGAATGAGCACATGCTGTTGTTTCAATTCCAGCAGTTAAACCTATATTATATTTTCCTATAGGTTGAAATTCATTAGGTACTGTAATTTGGCACCAAATATCAGGTTGTTCTTGAAGTTTACTTGTAAAAAGATAATCATTTAAAAATCCCCATTTATCATTATGATCTTCAATAAAACCAAAGGGAGTACTCCCCCATCTTTGGGGTATAATTCTTACATCATATTTATCTTCTTCAATAAGAGCTTTAACAAAATCTCTAGAACGAGCACCATAACCTGAATACGTGTCTATAGGACAACTTATATAAAATGTATTTTTCATTAATAAACTAATTTATGTTTTAGAGATCTTTTTTCGTAATCTGTATCTTTCAAAAATTCAAACTTTTCTCTTGGTGACCAAGTTGAAAATAATTCATCTATCCCCTCTATAATACGTTGAGACATTTTTTCTGAAGTAAAACCTGCTTCATCTGAAGTAGCCCATTCTAACCCAGCTTTACCTAATTTTTGTCTTTTTTCTTTACCCATATTATAAAGCTTAGAAATTTGTTTAGCAGCATCTTCTGCTTCACATCTATCATCAAAGATATAAGGAGTAGCTGGGGAGCCAACAATAGAACAAGATGTTGGGAATACTGGTAATACCCACTTTCCATGAGTTTTATAAGTGCCTCTATGATTAGAAGGAACTTCTGGTGATGGTGTAAACCAATCCCCATTTTTATCTTCAAAACGCATTTGATCTTGCATACCACCTGTTACATTAGCAATAAATGGGGTACCTGTTAATAATGATTCTGTAAGAGATAATCCCCAACCTTCAGCAGATGATAACAAAATTACCCCATCAGCAACATTATAAAGTAAATTCATTTGTTCTGTAGGAAGCTTATCATTTGAGATAACAACATTAATATCATCTTCAGGGAAGAAATACTCAATTACTGCTGGTAGATCTGTACCATGATCACTTGAAGGTTCTGTATGTAGTACTAATAGACACTTTTCTGCTTTTTCTTTAGGAAGTGTATCTATAAATAATTTCCATGCTAAAATTGTATCTGGGATAGATTTACGTCTAATATTTCTTGAATTGAATAAAAGAACAAAATCATATTCTTTACCCCTACTAAGATATTTTTTAAATTCTTGTAATTTGGGATCGGTAGGATCTAAAGGTGTGAAATTTTTATTATTCAACCCATGAGGGACATACTTAATAATTTTATTATTTGCTTTCTCACCTAAAACAATTTGATTAATATTTACAGTTTGTTTTGAAATACCAAATAACGCATCACAAGATTCATAAAATTCTTTATTATACATTGGTGCTGGGTAATCATCCCAGATATTTAAATACACAATAGGAATTTGTTTGCGAATTTCACTTTCCATTTGAAATACCCACACAAAATATCTAGGGTCTGTAATTAGAAAAATTGCATCTGGTTTTTCTAATTTAATAATCTGTCTTAGAAGATCAGGATTACCATACCCATCAGTAGGATATAAAATAACAGACGAATCATCAATACCAGCTTTTTTATTGGTATCTTCTGACATATCCATTCTTTTACCTTTTTCGGGATGTTTAACAGCACCTGCTATTTGAACCCAATTATAATGGTGACAGGTGTTAAGTACCATTTCACGACCAATTTGAGCAACACCCGAATGAACTCTAATATCATCCGTTAGAAGTAGGATTTTTTTCCTATCTTCTTTTTTAATATAACCTTCTTTCATTATTTAATTTTAATTAGTCTTCTAATTCTAAGTTAGTGTGATTTGTGATTGTTTTTCTAAAATCTTCATCTGTAAGATACAAATAAATTGCACGGTCAGCAAGTTTTTGAAAAGAAAACTTACGTTTTACACATTCAATTTTGAAGTTTTCAAATAAATCACTTTGAATCTTTACACTAGTTAATGTCATGTCTCGATTTGCCATAATTTTTATTTATTATATTTGTCTATACGTATGTATGGATTTAAAAAGATTCATTACATAATTCTGGGTTATCCTTAAATGGGCAGAATGTACAGTTCCATTTAGAGGGGTTTGCAAAATGTGTTTTTTCTTTATATCCATTTCTATCAAATGCTTCTTCTATAAACTCATTTAATGCCTTAGTTGCTTTATTAAGTTTTACTTTACCTGAAGCTGGGGTAAAAGTTTGAATTCTAGGAATTACAAAATCTGGGTGGTCATAAACTTTACGTTTTACAATAAAGAATTCAATATCAATATTTTCTACTGGGACTCCAAATTGTTCTGCGAAAAACTTTTTGTATAAAATAAGTTGGAATTGCTTATCTTCATCTTTTTTAGTATGTTCATTCCAACCTTTAGTAGAAGTTTTAATATCAATAATTTTGAATTTATTAGTATTTTCATTATACATTACAACATCCAAATAACCTTGATATATCACGTTATTATAGCGTTTATTAGGCGTTATAACAACAGGTACCTCACACCCCACCAAATGCCATCCTCGTTTACTAAAATACGCACTACGTTTTTTAGCAAATGTTCTTATAATTTCTACCCCATCTTCAAAAAATTCTCTTAATTCTTCAGATGAACTAAAATGTTGATTTCCATTTTTCTTATACTGGACTTTATATTCTTCTCGTAGAGCAGTTTCAAACATATCTACAAGATTTTCTCTATCAGCAGCAGCACCACTTTGCTCATACATCACATCTAAATAATGTTGAAGTACTTCATGTAAAGCAGTTCCAAATATAGTATGGATTGTTGAGGTAAAAACTTTAATCCCATCTTTATATTGAAGTGACCATTTTTTAGGACAACTTCTATACATTGAAAATTGGGAATAGGAAACATTCTTTTGATAGGCATAATTAATTTCCTCAGGTTGATATGCTCTTATTTCCTTTACTATTTGAGGTATTTTTTTCTTTTTAGCCAAAACTTATTTATTTTTTAAAATATGATGTAGTAATACTTCTTTATCTTTTAATCTATTTTGCTCTTGTTTTTCACTGTAATAGTCATTTCTTATAAAATCTACATCATTTGACCTTTGGGAATAGGTTTTATCTTCATTCATACCATTTACATCAAAACGGTTTTGAACCATAGAAATCCTATCTTCCCACATATTAATATCTAACATCCCTGCTATATCTCCAACCCAAGAATCAACTGCTGGGCTGGAAGAATAATGTCCTGTTATTTCACACCAGGTTTTAGGGATAATAGGGGCTAAATTTAAATGAGGATATTCTTTACTACGACAATAATGAGTCATATTTGAACAAAGAGGATTTAAACATACAAATTGGTCTTTATATTCTTCTACAACTCTATCCCAACTAAAAGATCTCATAACAATATCATCATTCCAAATAATTAACCATTTACCTTTGGATTGTTTTACTAGGAAATTGATATAGTTATGAAATCCTCTATAATATTGACGTTTTTGAAAAATAAAAAAGTGGATATTATCTTTATCTGAATAGTAATCTTGAAGTGCCTGGTAGGTTTCTTTATCATCTTCATCAACTGCTGCTAATACTTCAAATGAGGAAGTATTATAACAAGTCGTAAATAAAGAATCAATAGATTCTATAAACATTTCTTTTCTACCTCTAGTTGGTAAAAGAAAACTAATCAACATAAAATATTATTTCCACTTACCTCTAAGTACAAGCATAGCAATAATGCCATAATTAGAAATATCTATAAAACTATCAATCATCGCCTCACCTTGAACATAATTTTTACCATTACGTTTAAGCATATTTTTTAAACGATTGATTTTATCATTACAACGGAGCCAAATCCCTGTTAATGAAAGATCTCTATCTTCTTTAGTAGATAGATCTGAGCCTAGAGAGATATTAGATAAACCATAATCCATCATTTTAGCAGCAAATAACTCATATTGTTCTTTTTGAACAGCTTGAAATTCTTCTGCTAATTCAGGATATAATCTTTCGAAATCTTGAATTGTTTTATGGATTCCATTAATTTGATATTCTACAACTGGTTCGGACATTTTAAATAACTTTTTTTTCTAAGAGATATTTTTCAATTGCTTCTAATCTATCATCCGCATCAGCTAACATTGCAAGTGCTTCTTCAGCATTTTCATAAAAATCTTTTGTTGAATGATCCCCAATACCTGCTGGGTGTTTATCTAAAAGTTCTAAAGTTAATAAAGCTTTTGCTTTATCAGCTTCAGCGGATTTATGGAGCATATCTACTAACTTACTCATAATTTTGCTTTTTTAATTAATTTATCTGCTTCTTCTTCATTTACCCCCATTTCCCAAAGTATTTGACGTACACCAGTTTCTTTTAAAATATCAATATAGTGATCAGCTTCACCTAAACTGCATGATAAATTTTCAGCAATATATTCTGCTAATTCTTGATAGTTTCTTTTGTTTTCGTTCTTAATGTACTTAAGCCATAGTTTTTTCTTTGGAATCATTTCTCTGTAAATGGTATAAATTTGTTTCTTACTTTGTGGATTAATCTTTTGAACATAATTTACAATATCAATGTAACCCATATTCATAGATAAATATCTATGTATCATGTAAGAATTCCACTTATCCCATGATTCTTGCGAAAATTTTTCAGGAGAAGTTTTCTTGACGGTTATTTCATTTAACCAATCAAATAGTGTCATTCTTGTACTCTTCTCTTAATTCTACAGGGATAGTACTTTCTAAGATTTTACCTGTTTGGGGGTCGTAAAATACGGGAATAGGCATTACTGCATCTTCTTCTGCTCCTACTACAAATTTAGATATTTTACGAAGTAATACTCCTTGGGCAAATATTTTATTACCTTCAGGTGTTTCAATTGCTTGAGTATTATTCAAGTCAATGTTTAAATTCATTTGTTGTTGTTGATCCATAATTTATTTATTTATTTGTTTTTATTATTTACTATTAAAGCAATAATTCCACTAATTATAAAACCTACATAAATCCAAGCCTCTAAATAGTCCATTTTTTGCTTATTTTAATTCAATTAATTTTTGAATTAACGCCATTGCGTTAATTTCTTTATCAATACGGAAATTAGACTGATAACTATACTCGTTAATGTAAATAGCAACCATTCCTTCCATTCCATTTGCGTACTTAGAAGCATTATCATACAAATAACGATAAAATTCCTCAAAATCATTAACATTTGCATTAGCGATAATTTGTCTAATATTTCTCCAATTCGGTTTAGCATTACTTAATTCTTTAAGTACTTGAGCCATATAGTTAGATGATACAAGTACCGATTTATCAATTACTACTTCATTATCTTGGATTGATAATTGGATAGTATTGAGCATTTTACGGATATCTGGGTAGTACTGATTTACAATAATTTTTAAATCATCGGCACTACAATCTACTTCTTCACTTTTAAATATTTTTATAAGGTGATAAGCAACCTCTTGTTTTGAAGGTGGTACTACTTTAAGTACTTGACAACGGGATTGAAGTGGATCAATAATACGCTCAACGTAATTACAAGTTAAAATAAACCTTGTCGTACGCGAGAAAGTTTCGATAACATTACGGAGCGAAGCTTGTGCCTGAATAGTAAGAAAATCAGCTTCATCCAAAATGACCACTTTAATAGATTTAAAGCTAGCTGCTGATGCAAATCCTGATACTTTATCTCTAATCGTTTCAATACCACGTTCATCCGAGGCATTAATATAAAGATAGTCACAATCAAGATTTTTAACAATGAGTTTTGCAAGAGTTGTTTTACCTGTTCCTGCTGGTCCATAGAATATAAGGTTTTGGATATCATTTTGACCTAAATATTGTGAAATAGTTTTCTTAATATGTTCATTACCAACATATTCATCTAAATTCTGGGAACGGTATTTCTCAACTAGTAATGAGTGATCTTTCATTTATGTATGTTTTTATAACTTCAGGTGCATGAACATTCATCCAGGAACCATTTTTCTTTAGTGCAATATACAAACTTTCTCTTCCTAAAACACGCCAAGTTCCATCTATTGTGTATTTTTCTCCATTAAAAGTAATTTGTTCACCTAATAAAAAATCATAATCTTTTACTCGTTCGGCGTCTCTCATACTCCTTGTTTAAATTCTCCATACAACGAATACATTTTAGGTTGTTCTTTCACTACTTCTTCTTCGTGAGTTTGAATAGCGTATAGCTTACTATTTATAGGATCTAATCTATAAGCACCTTTAAAACCGGTTTGATGTAGAAATGCTTCTAAAGCATCAGTTAAAGTTTTAAATACCTCTTTTTTAGGATCACCAACGAGTGTCCACCTGTCTCCAGGTGGAACTCTCGTAGCGATCAATTCATTATGTTCTATAATTTTAGTTTCCATTAGAATGAAGGTGACATTACTTGATCAGGAATTGGATCTTTTTGATCAGGATGAGCAACAATTGTACATTCTGTAAGTAATACTGTACCTGCGACTGAAGCTGCACTTTCGAGTGCTGTGCGAGTTACTTTAGCTGGGTCAATAATACCTGCTTCTTTCATATTTACAACTGATTCTGATCTTAGATTATAACCTGCCCAAATATCATTACCTGAGTCTACTAATTGGTATTGACCAATCATTTTAGCTTGGGTAGAATCATAACCAGCATTTAAAAGAATTTGTTCAAATGGTTTACCACAAGCTTGATAAACAATTTGAGAACCAATACTATCTTTATTTTCAATTGTTTCACGAGCGTACAATAAAGCAGCACCTCCACCAGGAACAATTCCTTCTTCTAGAGCGGCTTTAGTAGCTTGGAGAGCATCGTCTACACGGTCTTTCTTTTCTCTCATTTCAGTTTCGGTATTACCACCTACATGAATAATAGAAACACCACCTACCATTTTAGCCAAACGGTTTTGTAATTGTTCTACAATAAAAGGAGTATCAGCTTGTTCAATTTGAGATTGTAATTCTTCAACTCTTTGTTCAATTGCTTCTACCTCACCTTTACCATCTACAATAGTAGTTGATTCTTTTTCAACTGTAACGGCTCGTGCTTGCCCAAACCAATCCCAACTAAATTTATCGAGTTTCATACCTTTATCTTTATCAAATACAACCCCACCAGTTAGTGTAGCAATGTCTTCTAGAATAAGTTTACGACGATCCCCAAAATCAGGAGCTTTAACAGCACATACTTTTAATGTACCACGGGCTTTATTTACAATTAAAGTTGCAAGTGCTTCATTTTCAATGTCATCGGCAATAATTAACAATGATTTATTTGTAGCAGAAACACCTTCTAAAATAGGAAGTAATTCTTTAACTTGAGTAAATTTATGATTTGCAATAAAAACAAAAGCATCATCAAGTTTACAATTCATTGTATTGTTATCAGTAACAAAAAAATGTGATTTATAACCTTTATTAAATTGCATACCTTCTACAGTTTCAAGATAAGTTTCACCTGATTTGCTTTCTTCGATATGAACCACACCATCACGTCCTACTTTTTCAATCGCTGTAGCAATTAATTTACCTACTTCAACATCATTATTAGCTGAAATGGTAGCTACTTGTTGAAGTTGTTCCTCAGATGAAATGTCTTCTGAATTAATACGAAGAGTTTCAATTACTTGTTGAACTGCTACATCAATACCTCGTTTAATATCTACAGCATTAGCATTATTATTAAGATGAGAAAGACCTGCTTTAATCATCTCACGAGCTAACAATGTAGAAGTGGTAGTACCATCACCTGCTTTATCAGCAGTTTTCATAGCAGCAGCTTTAACTACTTGAACTCCTAAATCTTTTCCTTTAGTATCAGCATGAACCATTTTAGCTACTGTAACACCATCTTTGGTAGATAGTGGATAACTTGTTTGTTGGTCAATTAAAACATTACGACCATTAGGTCCTAAAGTACTTACTACTGCATCTGCTAAAAGGTTAATACCTTCCATTAACTCCTCACGGGAAGTTGATCCAAATTTAATTTCTTTTTTAAGATCGATCATAATTATTCGGGTTTTATTCTTGCTAAAATTTGATTTTCAGGCCCTACAAAATACTCTTCACCATCATGTTCTAGTTTAGTGAACCCCATAGTAGGTAGAATTACAACATCTCCTTCTTTAACAATGGTTTCAATAAAATCTCCAGTAAGAGTTGGTTTACCTGGGCCTACAGCTACAACTGTGCCTTTTTCGTTTTTGTCTTTTCCCAAATCTGGGACAACAATGTTACCATACATTGTTTCTTCTTCTTCAATTGGTCGTACAATGACCGCATCAAATAGTGCTTCTAAATTCATATTCCGATTTTGTTTAATAATTCTTGCATTAATTCTCTTTCTTTTTCATATTCCTTAATATAAGACCTAACGGAATCATATTCAGATTTCCTATCAGTTTTGCCTTTAGCTATTTTAGCTAAGGCCTGTGATAGCTTACCATAATGACCTAAAGGTTTTTCATAAATCTTACCTTTACTACCTTTTTCTAAATTTTTAGAATCAGGAGTAATAGTTTCTACTACAGTATAGCAGTATTGATCTTTTGAAATGTGAAAAGGTTCCAGTGCAGGGTCTTTAATAATAGTATAACTCATAATTTTTATTTATAACGTGAATATACGAATTCTTTTTTAAAAAACCAAACTTTAGGGAGCTATTTGGTTACTTAATTTTTAAAACTTTTGGTTTAGCTGATTCAGCATAAGGTACTGAAATTTTTAGTAGACCATCTTTCATTGATGCCTCTGCTTGAGATAAATCAAACTTAGAAGCAATTTTATAACCTAAATTAAACGAACGTCTTGCTACTCCTTTATGGATGTAATTGCAATCATTTACTTCACAGCAATCTTCTTCTTTAGGTTTATTATAATTTACTTTAAGGACATCACCCTCAATGTCAATTTGAACATCAGATTTAGTAAGCCCAGTACATGCAATTTCAAAATGCAAACCGTTCTTATTTTCGTAAATGTCTACAGGGTGAGGAATTTTGGCTTGTGTAGCCGGTTGGAAATCTAGTTCAGACTTGAAAAAGTCTCTAAATAATAAATCGAATGGTGAGACGTATGTCTCGTTAAATAATGTACTCATATCATTAAAATTTGTGCTGTCTAAAGATCAGCGGGTTAAACTTAACAAAACTCAGCTCCCTAAAGTAATGGTTTTGTTGAATATACATATATTAATCTTTAAAAAATAACAAAGTTCCCATACCTCCCTGCGGAGGTCCTTGAGATTGTACTGAAAATCCTAAATTTAGAAATCTGGATACAATTCCCCAAACATTATCTTCTCCCCCTAAATGGTATTCTAAAAACATACCTCTTATTTGGGATAAAAATTCATCTGAAACTGAGTTGATAAATTCGTATTCTGCTCCCTCAATATCACACTTAATAAATGTTGGGGAAGATAAATTATTGTCTTTGATGTACTGTTCTAAATTAATGCACTCTACTTCTATGGGGTTACCAGCATTATAATATAGACTATTACAAACCGAATTAGCAAACATATAAAATGTTTGAGTTTTATTTTTGTTTGAAATTGCTTTATCTATAACTTTAACATTTTTATCCCATCTAAAGGTTTCTTGTAAATGAGATAAATTTTTAGGGGTGGGTTCAAAAGCATATACTTGTTTTACATTTTGAGATAAAGCCCACATAGTATAAGCTCCAAAATTTGCCCCTAAATCATAAACAACATCATTTGAGTTTAATGGAATTTGTTTTTCACTCCCATACATGATACTTTCCCAAGATCCAAAACTTAATTCAGTAATAGGAGATGAGAAATAATACTTAGTATCTACTTTTTTCTTTTGAAATATTTTTTGGAATACTAATTCATTTTCAATGTAACCATATAATTCTACTCCTGAAATGTAGGGTTGAGTCCAATTACTAAGGTTCCAACTTAATTCTTGATTAGAATGTTTAAACATAGTATACCACTCATGAATACCTAATCCTGTATTAAGATCTTTACCAAAAAATTGAATTCTAGTAGGAGACTCTCCTGTAAACTTCATTACCAAAGATCCATCCTCATTTATTTTATTAATTTCAACCATTAAAATTCAGTTTCAGCACGTCTAACCATAAAATATTCACTAGCGATTGAATCATTATCAAATTCTAATTTCATTAACCCCATTGTACTCAAATATAAACTACCACCTTCCATATCTTTATTAGCTTGAAGAATAGTTTTTAGTATATCTGAATTAAAGGGTAATTTCATATCTTGTTCTTTAATATCACCCTGGATTTGATAGGTAATTTTATTATTATGTCCAGATTCATCTCCAAATACAAACTCAACTACATCATTTCCATCTAAATCTTGAGTTGTAGTAACTAACATATTATCAATGCCAGCTAATGCACTTTTAGCTTTAATAATATTTTCAATATCCTCAGGGGTAAGAGTTAATTCAACAACCCAATCAGGAACATTAACTGTACCTACTTTATCAATAAGTAATGGATCAGATAAAGCATAATTCAAATTAAAATTCATGTCTGAGATTTTCAGTTTGGTAAATACCTTATTGGTTTTTTCTAATTCTAGAAGCAAATCTCCATTACAAATTGAAACTAGACTTTGAAGTTTTTTAGTATCATAAATAGCTAAACTACTATCTTCAACCTCAAAATTTTGACAAATAACACTACCAATAACATCTTTGGTAGGTGTCATAAAGTTAATTTCTAACATATTGTTATTAATAGTCCATTTTACAGATTCATTTAACCCTAAATAGTACTTATTAATAATACTTTGTAAAGTAAGTTTATTAATCATAATTTATGTTTGTGGTGATGATACGATTCTTTCTTTAAGAACCCAATCATAAGGAATAATTCTTTCAATTGTTTTATAATCAGGACCAAATAAAATACTTCTAGCAAAATCATAAGAAGATAATGAATTTGGATCATAGGGGTGGTGGTGATTAAAAAATACTACTTCTTCATTTACTAAAGGAACATTATAATTTTGCATAGTATTTCCAGTACTTACATATTTCCCTATTATATAATTAACACAACAATTTTCTTCTTCTGTTATTTGGGGGACGAAT